AGCTGAGGCGTTGATTGAGCAAGCGTGGTGGCGCGGAGAGCTGCGCCCGTAAGCTAGCGCAGCATCCCCGCCGCGAAGGCATCCGCTTTCGATTCAGGATCAGCCCACAAACAATAGTGCCCGAGTTCGTGGAGCGCCACCGAGCGCCACTGTCGGAGCGTCCGATATTTCCTCATGCGTTTCCAACGACTCGGTTTCATAAGCTGCAAACCGCTGCCATCCTCGAAGCAGTACCCAGCAACCCCCGGCTTGTCGAACTTCTCGACCCACGTCACCCGTGGTGCCGGCAAGCCGAAGTAGCCGACGAGCGCGTTGACGGCAGTATCGAAGTGCTCGTGACGCTCCGTCCGAAAGAACTTCGTTAGCTCGTCACGTACGAGCTTGCGCACCGAGGCGGACGGCAGGATCACGTCGACCCTCACGGCGCTTCGGCCGCGAGTCGCTGCGCTTCGTCTGCGTCCAGCAGGATCGTTTGCGGTGCCGTAAGGGCCGCGGCTAGGTTCGTCGCCAGCGCGACGCCCTGCTCGTAGTGATGGGTGTACCCCCAGAACGTAAGAACTTCGTTCCAGGACAGCGCCTCGAACACGCCCACGGCAGTGTTGCAGCGCGCGCATAGCAAGCCACGATTTTCTTTGGTCGCGTGATGGTGGTCGACATAGAGATCGTACGCGGGCGCCTCACGGCAAAGGGCGCATTTGCCGTCTTGGATCTTGAGCCGTCGCGCATACTCCTCCGGCTCCATGCCGTAGCGCCGCCTACGACGAGAAGCTGCCGGACCGCCCCTGAACGCGAGCTTGCCAGCACACTCGCGGCTGCAGCAGCGGGTCCAGTGTCGCGACTTTCCGTTGTCCTTGTTTCTTGAGGTAAACTCCTCACCGCACGAGACGCAAAACGCTTGCTTGGAATGCTCGACCATCACACGACCCCCGTTTCCTGCGCTGCTATCGCGAGCGCGCGCCAAGCCACGGCCACCAGAGGGTGCGCGCCGTTGTCTGGGTCGTAACGCTCCCCGATTTCCCAAGCCTCTAGGTGTCGGTACAGGGCCGACGGATGACCAGAGTCGACCTTCCATAAAGGCTTCGTTCCAGCAGCCCGCTTGCGCCCACCATCCGCAGTGACAGTGCGCAGCATCTCGTGAAACCATCCCAAGACTTCCGCTTGCTCGTTCGTCATCCCGCGCCCCTGTCCTTGTAGTCGTGTCGGATCTCGGCGAACCGAAGCAGCCACCCCGCGACCAGGGCCGAAACCACGATCGTGAGCGCAGCCACCTCGACCGCCCACTTGAGACGTCGCATCGGCGCGCCGACTAATTCCTAAGCCGCCAGGCTTTAGTCGCCACTCAAATACACCTTGTATTCTGCGGTGACGCGGCCCTTCTCCGGGTCGATGAAGTGCAGACGCTGCGACGGTTGCGATGTCGCAGCAAGCATCACGCCCGCATAGCGGTTGTCGCTTTCGGTCGAGCCGGTTTGGAAAACCTGCCCTTCCCCGTTCGCCATCGCCCAGGACTGGTGCGAATGGTAGTGCCCTAGGTAGAGATCGCGGAACGCCCACGGGTACGCGCCGGAGCGCCAGCGGTTCGCGTGATTCACAATCGTCATCGGGCTGGCGAACCCGTTGCGACCGACCTCGTCACCGTGGATCAGGAGCGCGCGATAGTTGCCGATCTCGACGCGCTGGATGTCCTCGGGGCAGTGCTGCCAGCTCAGCCGCGGCTCGTGTTCGAGCAGCTGCCGCGCCAGCTCGTAGCACATGCGGTCGAAGTTGTCGGAGCGCGGCACCGCGTCGCGCTTCGAGCCGATGCGGCCGTGGTTCCCCCATTCAGGAACGACGGTCACGTGATCGTAGATCCCGAGCGCGCGGCGGACCACGTCGACAATCAGTCGGCTGACGAGCACGTACTGCTCGAAAATCGTGGCGTCGATCTCAAACGGCTGCGTCGCGAAGTTGAACAGGCCCTCGACCATGTCGCCCCCGAACATGATGACGCAGTCCTTGACGGGGTGATCAGTGCGCTGAATCTCGGTGATGCTCTGCGCCTTGTCGCAGAAGCGCAGCACGCGGGTGCGCATGACGTCGCTACTGTAGGACGTCGTGCGCTTCGAGCCCTGCCAGTCGGTCAGGTGCCACAGTGCCGCCTCGTTCTTGTGCTTCGACCCGCGCTTGTCCTTCGGGGGCTGCGGCACCGGCGCGACCGGGCCGAGCACCAGCATCGAGTCGTGCGCCGCTCGGTAGACGGCGTCCACCAGCTCGGCGTTGCGGTTCTTCGCGGCAGCGAGCTGCTTCGAGAGTCGCTGCGCCGTGCCTTGCAGTGCCTCGATGCGCTCGGCGATCTCGACCTCGGCAACAATGTCCTTACGCTTCGACATGCACCCGCCTCCATCCGTTGATTGCGCCGACCGATAGGGCGATCCCGTGCCTGCGCAGCACGTCGCTGATGACGCCGGCCTTGCGCGTCGAGCGCAGTAGCGTGTCGATCTGCACGCGCAGCTCGGGCTCGGCTTCCGCCATCACTTCGTCGGCCCGGAACTTCCGGCCCGGCAGTCGGCGCGCAGCTTCCGCGGCGGCGTCCGCCAGCAGATTGATTTTCGCTCGACCCTTCACGAGTCCTCCCCGGTGGCGCGTTTCAGCGCGTGCGTGTCTTGGTGCGGCCGAACGGGGCTCGTCGTCCACCGTTCGGCCGCGGCTTTCAGGTACGCGTACAGCCGGCGCCACACCCTTAAGGGCGCAACGCTCGCACGGCCGCGAGCACGGCGAATTCGACCATGCTTTCAGTCGCGGCTGGCACCGCACGCGCCGCGAAGGTGCGCAGGTACATTTCCGCCTCGGAGCGCTTGCGGTCGTTCGGCATCGTCACACCGTCGAGCGACGCGACCTTGCGTTGCGCTTCGGCCATCAGCACCGCGGCGGCAACCGGCCCGAGTGCTTCGAGGGTGTTGGCGATCGCGTTGCGGATCACGGCGCCGCCGTCACTGAACAGGAACGCGGCGAGCTTTGAAAACATCCCTTTGAATCGAGCGAACATGCAAGGCTCCTTAGCGGTCGATCCGCGTCGTGATCGACACGGCTGCGCGCGCGAAGTAGTCGCGCACGCGGGGGTAAATGCTTTTGAAGAACTCGCGTTGCAGCATGGCGAGAAACGCGACGGCGACGGCCGTGGCTTCCTCGCTGCCCCACACGAGCGGGTTGCCCGAGCATTCCGCTTCGAGCGAACTGCAGGCTTGGGTGCCGACCCACGCGAGGGCAAGTGCGGCGATCGGCCACATGAAATTCGGAACGCGCCCGCGAAGCCGAGGGCCGAGGTACTTCAGCCCGCCAAGAATCGCGGTCGTCATCGTCGCGAGGACGATGCCCTGAATCGTTGACGTGTCGAACGGCATGGTTACTCCTTGGCGCGCAGCTCGCGAATCGCCTCGCGGGTTTCCGTTGCGCGCTCGGCGCATTGTGTTTGGTGGTCGCCCTTCCACTGCTCGACGCGGCCGACGCGGCCGTTGAGTGTGGCAAGGTGCATCTTGATCGTGCCGACGTCGTCTTGCGTCTTGCGCGACGAGCGCATGATCATCGAGACGAGCGGAACAACGAGGAACTGCAAAAGAATGCTGACGATCGGCACCCAATTACTGACGGTGATGACGACCGACGGCGCGGTAATAACTGCTGTAGGGGCATCCATAAGGCGGTGTCCTTTTGCGGGGGGGGATGCTCGCCGGGGGCGAGGAGCAGACCCGGAAAGGTCCACTACGGGTGCAGCGTCCGGGCATGAGCCCGGAAAGGGGCTAGGACAGAGAGCGGCCGAGCTCCCAGGCCGCGGTAGAGTCGTAGCCGTCAGCGGTGTCGACCACTGACACATGGCAATGCTTATTGTGGGGATTGCTCCCCGTGTACGGGCGCCAGGTCCACGGCTCTTTGATCGAGCTGCAGATACGGCGATTGAAGATCAGGTACTTGATGCGCGGGTCACGGCTCCGCACGAGCGCGTCGACGAGTCGCTGCGCATCGCAGCCAGCTCGCAGGTCGTGCGTGACGTCGATCGCCGAGACAACGCCGAGCCCGTCCGCATCCTTGATCCACGGGTTGTGATCGGAGTTGCGCGACGCGTGGGCAGCGTCACCAATGCTGCCGTCGCTGGCGGTGCGACGTTGCGGGGCTAGCACATTGATCTGCGCCCGGAGCGCGACGAGGCTCCGGGCGAGGCGCCAGGTTGGTGCGGTTGGCCTACTCGTTCCCATTCAATTCCCTTCCGTTTCGCAAACGCAGCGCCACACCGACGTGTCATCGCCGAGCTGCGGCACTTGCTTGACGTGGCGCATGGTGAACCCGTGTCGAGCACACGCCGCCTTGCAGCCGTCCTCGGTGCTACTGCTCCCCGACCCGCAGCCGAGGACGAGGCAGGCGAGCAAAACGGCCAAGAGCGTCCGCATTAGGGGTCGGACTCCTCACGCTGAATCCATGGGTGCATCGACGACTGTCGAACCACGGTCAGAATGTCGTCGATGGTCAGCTGATTGACGTCGCCGCTCGGGGCTCGGCTGGTGAGCTGACTCCACCCGTCGTCTTGACGTTGGTCCGGGCGTCCCGTGGCAGCGTCGAGTGTGACGGTGATCGTGCCACCGCTCGGGCGCCATGCCCCGCTCACCACGCAGCCAATCGCGAGATCGACGACGACGCAGCGATTCAACCACTCCACGCGGATCGTGGCCGGTCGCAGCGCATTGTCGGCAACGAGGGTCGGGGTACCGTCGACCACGACGGCACGCGTCACCTGTTCGGCTTCTACGATACTGAGAAGGGTCATCGCTTCAGCTCCATGACGGTGCACCGGAGATCCACGAAGGCTGCCTGCGAGGGGTCGCCCAAGGAAACCCTACCGCGCAGCTCGTACGTGTTCGTGGTTGTGCCGGGGCTCGTGTCGATCCAATCGAACGACATCGGAAGCGTAATGCCCTGCGCGGCGGCGTCTGTGTTGAGTCCGCCATACTCGGCGGTGGTCTGTTGCACCGAATTTTTCCGCACCTCGATTTGCAGACTGTTAGTGGCAGTCCAGCCGGTGAAGA